TCATGGTGGGCCCGCACCCGCGCAAGACGCTGGACAACGGCCGGCCGGTCCCCCTCATCACCCCGGAGCACCCGCGGCAAGTGATCGTAGAGACCGACCCGGCTACGGGCGAGCGTCTCATCGCGCTCAAAGCCTACTACGACTCGATCAACCGCGTCGGTAAGGCCCTCGTATTCATCAAAGACGTGGGCTGGTTCGAGTACCAGACCGACCAGCGGGGGCCACAGTCTCGCCTGCCGTGGGGTGCTGGCAACTGGGAACGACGCACCGATCACCCAATCGAGAACTACCGAGTCCCCATTGTTCCCTTCACCTGCCAGCCGGACATGGCCGAGGACCCTGAGCCGCTCTTCGCTAAGATCATCGACATCCAGGACCGCATTAACCTCACGGTCCTCAACCGAATGACCGCAGAGCGTTACTCCGCCTTCCGACAGAAGCATGTCACCGGGCACAAGTTCAAAAAGGAAATCGACCCCGCCACCGGGCTGGAAACAATCACCAATCCGTTCGTTCCCGACCCCGGCGCGGTATGGGCTTCCGAGGGCGCTCAAACACAGTTCGGAGAGTTCTCACAGACCGACCTGATGGGCTATCTCAAAACGTCCGAGCACGACATTCGCACGGCGTTCGTCCTAACCCATACCCCAGCATACTACATGCCGGGGGACCTGATCAATATCGCGACGGATACCGTGGTAGCGCTAGACACCAACCACGTGTCCATGGTCCAGGAGCATCAAGCCAATTTCGGCGAATCCAGCGAGGAAGTCTACTCCCTTGCCGGCGAGATCGCCGGGAGTGACGTCAACTTCGACACTGCCGAAGTCCGGTGGAAGGACCCCCGTCAGCTCAACCCTGCGGTTGTCGCGGACATGGGAACCAAGAAGATCAGCATGGGCTACCCGCTCCCGCTGGTCGCCGAGGACATGGGCGAGTCGCCGGCTCGCGTCGGCCGCCTACGTCAGGAAGTCGCCCGGCAAAGGCTCCTATCCCAGACCCCGACGCAGCTACCGAATAACAACCCGGCCGGAGGGTCAATAAATGGATCCTCAGGAACTGCTAATCCTCCAGTACCTGGCGGCGCAGGCAGCGCTACGGGCTAATCTGCTGAACATCACTCTGGGGGTATTCGACAACCTGGACGATTACCGTGACGCGAATGCAGCTCTGTTCGCTGAAACGGTAACGCCCATCGTTGCCGAAGCTCAGCTAGAGATGTCCGATCTCACTGCTGCCTATCTGGCGGAGCAAATCGCCCTCATGTCGGGCGAAGATCTGTCGCTTCCGCCGGCTATGTCGTTCGGCACAGACTACCGCAACGGTACAGACCCGATGCAGGTATATCTACGCCCGTTTTCACAGATCTATAAAGACCTGGCGGACGGCAAGCCGTTCGACAAGGCTCTAGAGGCCGGCCGTAACCGAGCAGAGTCCATCGTAAGCACAGATCTGCAGCTCGCTAAGCGTCAGACGGCCTACGAGCTCATTTCAGAGAGCGGCACGGTGCAGGGCTACCGCCGAGTTTTGACGGGTGCCGAGAACTGCGGACTGTGTGTAGTCGCGTCTACCCAGCGTTACCATAAACGCGAGCTCCTACCAATCCACCCGGGTTGCGATTGCGCAGTCGCACCCATCCTCGGCCACGAGGACCCTGGACAAACTATCAATACCGCCATGGTCGGTGGTGAGTCCAAACTCGTCGGCACGACTAAATCTGGAGCGCGGATCTACGCGCCCCACACCCTCACCGACTCCGGTGATCTACTGGAGCCGGTACACAACGCGATTCAAGATCGGTTCGGCGTATCCGACAGGGGCGCACGAGCCATCGATTATCGCAAGGTTCTGACTGTCCACCAGCACGGCGAACTAGGCCCGCTGCTGACGGTCAAGACACACAAATTCACTGGCGAGAAGGACTTGCCAGGGAAATAACACGAGCCGACACGGCGCGTGGTCCGTCACCCGACAGGGAGAATCGTACAGTGAGCAACCGAATCGGCCGCATTCCGCCCAAGACCATCCTCGGCTACCGCAAGAACGGCAAGCCCATCTACCCCATCGCGGGTGGCAGCTCCGCCGAGGACGAGGCCACCGCTGCCGCTGAGGCCGCGGCCAAGCAGGAAGCAGACGCCAAGGCGGCTGCCGAAGCGAAGGCCAAGGAGGATGCGGAGAAGGACTGGAAGGTTGAGGCCGAGAAGTGGAAGGCCCTTTCCCGAAAGCATGAGGACACCGCAAAGGCGAACGCCGCCGCGAAGGCCAAGCTCGATGAGATCGAGAAGGAAAAGCTTTCGACGGAAGAGCGTCTCACCAAGGAGCGCGACGAAATGCTAGCAGAGCTCACCAAGTTCAAGGCGCGCGAAGTTCAGGTAGCGGCTGCTCTTGCCGCCAAGCTGCCCGCCGAGCTGCACGAGTTCGTCACCGCTGCTGACCCCGAGGCCGCCAAGGCTCAGGCTGAGAAGCTCGCCAGCACCCTCAAGCCGACTGGCGCGGGTGGCACCGGGGCGCCGCCCCAGGGTTACCAGGGCGCGCGGGGTGCCAGCACGCCGTCCCTCGACTCCGGTCGTGAACTGTACGAGGCATCGAAGAAGAAGTAGTCACCACACAATCTCCCTGAAAGGGATCAATCATGGATCTTACGCTTAGGACTGTGTCCTACGGGGTCGACAACCTGACTTGGTTGGGTTCGCGAGAGGGCACCGACACTGCCCGCTCCATCACCCTCAAGTCGAGCGCCGTCCCCCGCAATGCCGACAACATGGTGCCCTCCGGCACCCCGCTGAAGGCCAGCTCTTCCGGTGGCACCTACGAGCTGTGGACCACCGGCGCCACCCTGGCCGGCTTCCTGCTCACCCCTCAGAAGGTCGTGGACACCGCCGTCAACGTGGTTGGTCCGATGATCGACCGCGGCCGCATCGTCGGCGCTAACCTGCCCACCGCCGTCGACACTGCTGGGCGCACTTCCGCCCCGCGGTTCATTTTCGTCTGAGAGGCGTGAATAACTAATGGATCTCGTCACCGATCTCGTCACCCCCGCTGAGCTCACCGGCTATGCCCGCGCGGCTCAGGCGGACCGTCCGGAGAACCAGCCTTCGCTGGCGCAGCACCTGCCGGACCAGTTCATTAACGACCTGAACTTCAGGTTCAGCCGCGGCGGCGGCGCCCTCACCGAGGTTGCCACCTACCGTGCATACGACGCGGAGAGCCCCCTCGGCTCGCGCGAGGGTTTCTCGACCGTCACCGGTCAGCTCCCCCCGCTGTCCCGCAAGATGCGCCTGTCCGAGTACGACTCCCTGGTTCTGCGTAACGCCACCGCCGAGCAGCGCGATCTGCTCCTGCGCGACGCGGTGCGCCTTACCCGCCAGATCGACGCTCGCCTTGAGGTCGCTCGCGGCGACGCTCTGGTTAACGGTTCCGTCACCATCGCGGAGAATGGCGTTCAGGCGTCGGTCAACTTCGGCCGTCGTGGCGACCACTCCGTCACCGCCGCCATCCTCTGGTCGGACGTCACCGGCACCACGCCGGGCACCGACGTTTCCGCCCCGATCGATGACCTGCTTGCGTGGCAGGAGGCGTACACCTCGCACAATGGCATGGCACCGGGTGTCATCCTCACCTCGAACCGCGTCCGTAGCGCCCTCCAGCGCCACCCGCAGATCAAGGCCGAGGTTTCCCCCAACGCTACGTCCAAGTCGGTCAGTATCAACGACCTGAACGGGTTCCTCAACGCCTACGGCTTGCCGTCGATCGAGACCTACGACGTGCAGTTCAGCACCGGCCGGGTTATCGCGGACAACAAGCTCCTGTTCCTCCCCGGTGTTGCCGCGGACCTGGGAGCCACTCTCTGGGGTACGACCCTGGAGTCTCAGGAGGCCGACTACGGCATCGCTGAGGGCGGCTCCCCCGGTATCGTCGTGGCTGCGTGGAAGACCCGCGACCCGATCGCTCTGTGGACGCACGCCGCGGCGATTGGCCTGCCGATCCTGGGTAACCCGGACCTCTCGTTCGTCGCCACCGTCCTCTGACATTAAGGATTACGATATGGCGAAGCTCAAGTCCACCGTTTACGTGATAAGCGACGCTGGCGAGGTTTGTGTCTTCGGCCCCGAGTCCGAGGTCCCTGCCTGGGCTCAGGAGAAGATCACCAACCCCGAAGCCTGGGAAGAGGCCCCCGAAAAGGCTGAATCCGAGGCTTCTGAAGAGGCCCCCAAGAAGGCCGAAGCCAAGCCGGCTCAGCGCCGTAGTTCCGCTAACAAGGAGTAACCATGGCGACAGAGTACGCGACTGTCGGGGATGTTGAGGCCCTCTACGGCCAACCCATTCCGACGGCCCGAATCCCCTACGTTGAGGCCCTCTTGCGCTCCGCGCACGCGCGCCTTTACGCACGGGTACCCGCTATCGACAGTCGCGTCTCTGCCGGCAAGGTCTCCGCGGACATCGTCCGTGAAGTAGTCATCGAGATGGTGTTGAACGTCCTGCGTAACCCGCAGGGCGTCACCCAAATGACCACCGCCACCGGCCCCGTAAGCTCCAGCATGTCCTTCAGTGCCGCAACGAGCGGACGAATGATACTCACTGATGAGCTCCTTGAGCTCCTCGGCGAGCAGGGCGACAGTGCTTACACCGTGACCCTGATCGATGACGGCCTTATTGACCCGAGGACGCCCGATGTACCCCTTTGGTGAGACGGTCACCGTGCGCCGTTGGGGTATCGACAGTAAGGACGAACGCGTCCTCCTCAGCACGCACACGATCACCGACACATTCTCCGCCCCCCGCTCGGCCACGTCTACGGACATGTCCATCACGAGCACCGACCGAGCTTCTACAGTCGTTGTCGGCCGAACACTGTACGCCCCGTACGGCTCGGACATCGAAAACGAGGACGAAATCCTCTACTCGGATGGCGAAATCTTCTGGGTGGATGGCGACCCGTTCAACTGGTTCAATCCGTACGTAAATCTCAAGGCCGTATGCGAAATTAGCCTCGTTCGAAAGCGGGGTTAGTATGGCGAGGTATAGACACGATTTCCGCGAGTTCAACAAATTCATGAGCGGCCCCGAAATCAAGCGCGTCGCTCGTGATGTAGCGGAAAAAGGCGCGCAGTACCTCCGAGCTGAAGGCCCGGTAGGTCCCGATCCAGACCACGAGAAGTACCGAGAGAACATCGAAGTCGACACGGAGATTCGTACCGTGCCTGCCGAGAAATCCGGTATGGGGCCGCGGCAAGTCGGGCTCATCGTAGCAAACGTATCGCATGCTGCATCGTTGGAATTCCCAAATAAAAACAACCCAAACCCGCAGCAGCCTATGCGCAAGATGATCGACTATCTGACCGGGGGTGACTAGTGGAACTACTCCCCGTGTTCGAGGACGCAGAAGATGTCGCCTACGATCTTTTCTCAACCGTAGGACCGACAACTCTCGCTACCCCGAAGGACATCGTACCCCCGCTCATAAAGATCCGCCGTGTATATGGCACTTCCACCTATTTCGAAACTACTCCTCGCATCGAGGTGCAGTGTTTCGCCGATACCCGCGCGAGCGCATCGCTCATGGCGCGCCAGTGTCAGCAAGTTCTCTTGGCAGCGCCGGCACGGGGCTACCACGGAGTATGTATCGATCGAGCATGGACCGAGTCCGACCCGATCTATCGCGATTACGGAGTCCCCGGACTCTATCTCTACGTCGCCACGTACCGGATGGAGTACCGCCGGTCCCGCTAGTTCACCACCCTCCGATTCAGCCCCCAAGGGGCTGTACATCTTACACAGCCCATCGAAAGGGGCATCCCCGTGTCCGTTGAAAGCATTGCCGCGCGTCAGTCTAAGCTGATCCGCAAGGCGCTTGACGCCGTCATCCTGATCGGTCCGAACGACGCGACTCCGGTCGCCTCCATCACCGCCGGAGCCACTCGCGAGCTCGCCACTATCCCGGCCGCCTACCGCTCCCTCGGCCACCACACCGAGGACGACGGCATTAACTGGAGCCGCGACGTCAACACCGAAGAGGTGCGCTCGCATGGTTCGCAGGAGCCCACCCGTCGGGACATCACCAGCGACGTTACCGGCCTGCACGTCATCGCCCAGGAGACCAAGGCCCTGACCCTGGAGCTCTTCCACGGCGTCGACCTCTCCGCTGTCACCCCGGCCGCGACGACCGGCGAGATCGCCTTCAATCGCGCCCGCGTCGCCAGCACCCGGTACTTCCGCCTGCTCGCGGTTTCGCAGGATGGCGAAGGCGACGACCTCCTGTACTTCGCTCGCTTCCTCCCCCGCGTCAGCATCACCGACTTCGCTGAGCAGGCTTGGACCAAGGGCACCGAGCTCCAGTACGACTTTACCTTCACCGCCTACGTCGACGGTGACTTGGGCTACGCCATGCGCGAGATGTGGGGCGGCCCCGGCATTACTGCGCTGAGCGAGGACATGGGCTTCACCACCCCCACCCCGTAATTCTTGGTGGGGGCGCGTTTCTAGGGTGGTGACGCGCCCCCATCTTCCCCAACCACCCTACCTGGAGTTCACATGCTGCACGAGATCTACGAGTCCCCCCGCGGGATCAAGGTCGTCGCCTACACGCCGGCTGAGGTCAACGACTTCGTCAGCTGGGGTTACAAGAAGGTCGACGAGGAGCACGCTGGGGAAGCCCCCGAGGCTCCCAACCCCGAGGTGCCCAGCGCCCCCGAGGCGTCTGTCGGCAACGAGGCCCCCGTACCCACCAAGGCTGCCAAGTCGGTTCGCCCGCGCTCCGCAGAGTAACCCCGCTCTACCAACCACCCTAACCAGAACAGGACACACATCATGACCAAGAAGCTTCGCGGCTGGGACTCCTACGTCGCTGACGCCAAGAAGGAGCCCCTGCTCCTCCCGCTGTCCAAGAGCGAGACCGTCACGATCAACTTCCCCAGCAAGCGTCAGATCTCGGCCTTCAACGAGGGTCGACGGAACGGCGACATGGACGCAATGATCGTGGCTTTGCTGGGCGAAGAGGCTGGCACCCGCGTTATCGAGCTGTCCGAGGACGCTCCGTTCAGCGTGCTTGACGAACTTCTCATCGATGTTGCCGAGGAATTCGACCTCCTCATCCCCGGGGTGACCCGGCAGGGAAAAGAGGACGAGAAGTAGACCCTAACTGGGGTAACGAGCTCCAGCGCCTAACGGAGCTCATCGAAAAGTTCGGGGAGGAGATCGAGTACGATCTCTTCGAAAAGGGTTGGGATCTTTTGGATTACTTCCGAGGATCCCGCCCTTTCTCCCAGCTTCTCCGAATAATCTCTCGCCTCCCACCGGAGTCTCACTACAAAGCCGCGTACGCGGATGACGACGAGATCGCCGAGATCCTTTTCAGTATCGGATTCGGCAAGGAAGACGGTCCACCGGGTCCCCCTCCCATCGTCGGGTACAGCTCCATTCACGCCAAGCTAGACGACATCGCCGATCAAATCGGCTCGTTCTCTACCTGGTACATGAACTCGAAAACCAACGGCAAGGCTGGCCCGTTCCGCCGCCGGCCTCGCCCCATAGGGGCCCTTCAGCGACGAGTCAAACAATCTCGCCTCGCGAAGCTAAATGACCTCGAACAGAGGCTCCTCGGAAATCGGTAGGAAAGGTGGGCTATGGCAGACTACACGGCCGGCTCCGTTGAAGTCGTAGTCATCCCATCTTTCCGCCGCTTCAAATCCGATATGGCCGCCGCCACACGGAGCCTTGGCGACCTCCCTATCAACGTCAAGGCCGATGCGGACATCTCGAAGGCCAAGGCCAAGATTGACACCCTCGCGGCGTCCAAAAATGCCGCGGTTGTGCAGGTGGACGCAGACATCGCCAAGGCTCGTGCGAAGATTGCCGAGCTCGAAAGCAGCCGCGGCACCGCCAAGATCGACGTTGACGCTGAAGTAAGCAAGGCTCAGGCTCGGATCGACGCTCTCACCGCTCGGCGAGAAGAAATCCTCGTCCGAGCGGATGCGGATACCGCGGTAGCCCAGGCCAAGATTGACGCCCTGCATGCGCGGGGCAACGGGTCCGTCACCACTAAGGTCAATCTCGACACCTCCAGCGCGGACTTCTCCCTATCTCGCCTCCAGCAGAAGATCGGGGCTATCGGCCTCGCGGGCGGACTCGGAGCGGCTCTAGCCCCAGGCGCACTCGGCGGAGCCATCGGCGGTATCGGTGCTCTCGGAGGCGCGCTTCCCGGCGTTGTCAAGGCGCTCACCACCTACAAGACCTCGCAAGACCAGGCATCCACCGCGGCAGAGGCCGGCTCTCGTTCCGCCGCGTCCATGGCCAACGCAGCTCACGCGCAGGCTGTCTCCGTACGCAATGCGTCCGACGCAATCGACACGGCTCGCCGCAACCAGGCACGCACCGCCGCGGACACGGCACGAGCTACGGCCGATGCGGAACGCACCGTCGTAGAGGCTGAGACCCGCGTCAAGGAAGCCCACCAGGGCGTCACCGACGCCGTCAAGGAAGCTACGCAGGCCCGGCAGGATCTCGCGGATCGAGTGGCCGGCTACGCCGTCACCGAAGAGGGCGCGAGCATCTCCCTTGCCCGCGCGATTGAGCGCGAGACCAAGGTCAAAAAAGACGAGAAGGCTACTGATCTCGATCGCCGCGAGGCAGCTAACGCTGTCGCTGAGGCGCAGCAGCGCCTTGCCGATGTGCAGAAGGGTCGTGCCAAGGACACCGCCGCTCTCAACGACCTCGACAAGGCCGGGATCGAAGGCTCCAAGCAGGTAGTAGCGGCGCGTAAGCAAGAACAGCAGGCGGTAACCGCCCTGCAGTCCGCCCAGCGTAATCAGGCTGTCGTAGCGGAGACCTCCCGCCGCCAGCAAGAGGACGCGGCTATCGCGGTAGCCAAGGCCCTCCAGGGCTTGCAGGACGCGCAGTACAAGCAGGCCGAGGCGTCCGTCAGCACCACCAAGGCTGCCGACAAGTACAAGGAAGCCCTAGACAACCTCTCGCCCGCCGGACGCGCATTCGTCCTAGACCTCATTGGGATGAAGGACGCCGGCCACCAGTTCGCGCTGACCATGCAGGGCGCGACACTCCCAGGATTCACCCGATTCTTGGACGGTGTGCACGCGTCCTCTGACCGCCTCACCGCGGGCATGGGTGCCGTAGGAAACTCGATCTCGGACGTCGGAGATAAGGCTGGCGCGCTCTTCAAGAACCCCGTTTTCCAGGGGCGCCTTGAAGAGAGCATGAGGAACTTCGTACCGGTAGTCAATTCAGCCGGCGACGGGGTGGTAAAGCTCACCGATCGAGTCGTTACCTTCGGCGCGCAAAACGGTCAGATCATGACCTCCACCGCGGATGCGGTAGACTCCCTGTTCGGTGGTGTAGTCAAGTTCTACGACGGCCTTCAACCGCACGTAGACGGCGTATCAAAGACAATCGAGTCTCTCGGTAAGATCACCGAGAGCATTGCCGGCGGGATCGGCGTTCTCACAGGTCAAGTCGCCTCTGGGTACGGCAGCATTGGAAACAAGGTTGCCACCACGATCGATGAGATCATCCATAGCGTTACGGACTTCACCTCGACCGCGATCCCTTCATTCGCGAGTGGCGTTGGTGTCATCACCGATGCACTCCGCATGCTCAATAGCCTTCTCAGCCCTTTTATGGGATTCCTGGGCGGGGTGGGTGGCACGATCGCCGCTAGTCTCCTGGCGTTAAAGCTGTTGTCCGGAGCAATCGGCGGTGTGGTCGGAGCTCTCTCTCGGATCAACCCCGAAAGCGTTGCCGGCAGGCTGGAGAAGTCTCGCCTCGGCAAGGCTCTCTCGGATACCGGTGATGCGGCTGACGGTGCGGAGCGCAAGGTCTCCCGAGTCTCCTCCACCTTTGGCAAGATGGGGAGCGCAGCTCTCAGCGCTTCCAAGTACATCCCGCTACTCGGGGTCGGAATCGCTGCTGCCTCAGAAGGCTTCAGCAACGCAGCCCCGGGCGCCGATACTCTGGCGCAGAAGATCCTTCAAGGTGGCACCGCCGCCGCTGAGGCACGCGACAAGATCGCAGAGCACACCAAGGGCCTGAGCGAAGCAAGCCTCGCCAATAAGATTTTCGGTGCGTCTCAGGACGAGGTCAACGCGGAGATCCAAAAGCAACTTGCCGCAATGACCCCGCTCGAACGGGCTCAGCAAGCCGTCACCGCCGCACGCAACGACCTCTCGCAGGCCGAATCGCGTTACGGCGCTAACTCCTTCCTTGCACAGGACGCCGCGCGCAATCTCGCCACGGCTACCACCGCGCTGAAGGACGCCCAGTGGGCGGCCGAGCAGGCCACCAAGTCGCACGCCGACAAGATCCAGGACCTCCAGGACGCAATGCTCCGCACCGCGGGGGGTGTCCTGGGCTACCAGAGCGCGATGCAGTCGGTGAAGCAGGCTCAGACCGACCTCAGCACTGCCGTCGGTCAGTACGGCGCTACGAGCGACCAGGCTCAGGCCGCACAACTACGCTACCAGCAATCACTGTTGGACAGCGTCACCGCGGCCGGCTCCCTCTCGGATGCGCAGACTGCCGGACTAGCCCCGTCTGTCCAGCAGGCCGCGCACACCGACGCGATTAACCGCCAGTTGGTCATTCTCGCCACGCAAGCCGGCGGGGTTCTCCCTCCGATCCTACAGGGCATGATCAACCAGATGGACAGCAACGCCATCGCAGCGATGGGCGCCACTGTTCGAGTCGACGAGCTCGGCAACAAGATCGTCACCATGCCTGGTGGAAAGGAACTGAAGTTCCCGACTGACGCCCCAGAATCCAAGAAGCGCATCGACGGTCTCGCGGATTCTGTGAACAAGGTCGCGGACGCTTACGGCCGATGGTTCACCAACTACATGGACATCATTAATGCCCCGGTTCTCCAGCCGGGTCAAGGTGGTGTATCCGGTGGACTGAACCCGGGCATCCCTGGCATGGGTACTCACGCCACTGGTGGTTACATCGCGGGTCCTGGATCCGGTACGTCCGACTCCATCCCCGCGTGGCTGTCCAACGGTGAGTTCGTCGTCAACGCCAAGGCAACCGCCGCCAACCTCCCGCTTCTCCACTCGATCAACGCCCAGCGCTTCGCCAAGGGCGGTCGAGTCGGATACGCGGACGGTGGCGCGGTACTCGCCCCAGTCGCAACGACAACTCCCGGAGCGACGCCGGCTGCTGGACTGCCGATCACGCCTGAAGAGGCCGCTGCTCTCACCGATGCGGTCACCGTCCTCCAGGCAGCCATCACGGCACTGAACACCGTGGGGCTCGTCCCTCTCTGGAGTCAGCTCACTACCTACACGATCCCCAGTTTGCAGCTCTTCGAGCTCCACACGGGGACGCTGGCGGTACAGTCGATTCTCGCGCTCGGTGCGCAGCTCCCGCCGCTCCAAACCGGCTACACCAACACCGCGAACATCGTCACCTTCTCCTTCCAGCGCATGACGACTTCTGCGGGTCAGACGACCTCGCAGATCATGGGCTACTTTGGGACGACGCAAACGGGTCTGAGCAACGTCGGTCTCGCGTTCTCCAACACGGCTGACTGGGTTACGTCCTCGTGGGCGCGCATCCGCGCGGCCGCCGCGGACCCGGTTCGATGGGTTCTGCAGAATCCGTTCAACGCCGGCATTATCGCTGCATGGAACCAGCTTGACGCGAACTTCTCCATGGGGAAGCACGTCAACCCGATTCCAATCGGCTTTGCCACCGGTGGTTACGTCTCTGGCCCCGGGAATGGCACCTCGGATTCAATCCCGGCTCGCCTTTCCAATGGCGAGTTCGTGGTTCCCGCAGATGTCACCAAGCGCGCTCTTCCGTTCCTGGAAGCCCTGCGCCGCGGTGACGCTGAGGCATTGCAAGCCACTGGCGCTCGCGGCTATGCCACGGGTGGTCTTGTCGCGGATACCGGTTCACAGATCAACGCAGCCATCTTCCGCGCAATGCAGTTCGCCAAGGACCAGAATGGCAAGCCCTACATTTGGGGTGGAGTAGGCCCGATCGGTTACGACTGCTCTGGCTACATGTCCGCAATCACGAACGTGCTCCGGAACGAAGCCCCATACCGCCGCCTCGGCGTAGCGGCTTCCGCTCCGTGGCCCGGATTCGTTCGCGGCTTGTCCTCCGCATTTGCCATGGGCTCAAGCAGTGGCCACACTGCGGGTACTCTGAACGGCGTCAACGTCGAATCCGGCGGGTCCCACGGAAACGTGGCATTCGGCGGGCCGGCCGTAGGCGCAGATCACCCCCAGTTCCCGGTCAAGAGCAGCCTTCCCGTGGTGGGTGGGCAGTTCGTACCGGGCGGTGGAGGCGGATTCGATCCGCGCCCGATGATCCAAGCGGCTTTCGCGGACACCGGTCGCATGATCGATCGCATCCCGACACTGTTCCCTGGCAATCTGATGGGCGAGCAATCCGGAAAGATCGCCTCGCAGGCTTCGACCAATGTCCAGAACTCTGCCACCAACCAGCTTCTCGCGGCTCTCTCCGGAGGCGCTGGCGGTGCGGCCGGCAGTCCTGAGGTCATCGCCGCGGTGCGCACGGTTGCAGCCAAATATGGCTGGAACTCCGGCCCGCAGTGGGACGCCCTCTCGCGACTGATCAGTGGCGAGTCCGGCTGGAACCCCGGAGCTGCGAATCCTACCAGCAGCGCCCGCGGCCTCTTCCAGAAGATGACGTCCGTACACGGGCCTATCGAGCCGACGCCCGGAGGTCAGGCAGAATGGGGTCTTGGCTATATCAAGGGCAAGTACGGAGATCCGATCTCCGCTTTCTCTGCCTGGGATAGCCGCTCCCCCCACTGGTACGACGAAGGTGGCGTACTTCCCCCGGGCCACGGTACGTTCTACAACGGCACCGGCAAGGAAGAGTACGTTCTTACCAACGAGCAGTGGAAGGCCGTCTACGCCGCGGCGGAGAGTAACTCCGGCTCCGGTGGGCAGTTTAGCGGCAGTCTGTACCTGGATAACGGCGCATTCCTGGGCGCAGTGTCTGGCGTAATTGAATCTCATGACAACGCAACCGGTGACCACATGTCCCGTTACCGAGGATAGGAATCGAATATGAGCTACGAATTTCGGGACGGTCAGGACTACCTGTACGGCGCGCTCGACCAGCCGGCAGCCCTGAATGCCACTACCCTCACGTCCTCTGCTTTCGTGGAACTCCCGACGGGGTACTCCCCCGCCGCTAACGGTACGTACCTGCCGCTCGTGCTGCAGGACCCCGTTAACCGCCAGTTCGAGATCGTGTGGGTTACCGGGCATTCCACCGGGTCCAACACCGTTACCGTTGTTCGGGGCAAGCAGGGTACGACGGCTCGCCCGTGGGGAGCCGGCTCTCAGTTTGAGAGCTCCCCCACGGTGCGGGACGTCCTGCCCGTTCTCCTCTCCACCGCTCTCCCCTCGGACGCGCACTTTGGCGCCCGGGTGGCGCGGACGGACAAGAAGGACGTTGTCGAGAAGACCCTGTACGGTTGGGGCCCCAGCGTGGGCGCGGGTCTCGCGAGTGACCAGCACAAGAACATGTCCGCGGTCGTGGTTCCGGACGGAGCTCCGATCCTTCTCCGTGCGGGCTCCAGCCCGACCACCTACACGACTTCTGCCCAGGGCAACTTTTCCCTGGTCTACAAGACGCCGTTCCCCAACCGGACCCTCGCTATCAACGTGATCTCTACGGCGTACGCGGCCAACGGCCCGTTCGTCTTGTTCGAGCAGCGTGCGGATGGGTGTAGTCTTACCGCTCTCGACTCCGCGGGGAACCGGCTGGTCAATACCGTTATCAGCATTAACTACATCGCATTCGGCTGGTGACGCGATGTCGTGGGCTAACGGCTCGTACGGCCGTCTCCCGTACGCGGGTGGCAAGTCGGTAGAGGCGTCGCCACCGGCAGGGCAACAGGAGCTACCTCCCCCCATCCCGGGCGGCACCCGTCGTTGGACCTATCGGCCTAACCGAGTCCGCGCATGGGGTGTCCGGGCCTGGGGCGGAGGATCTCCCGACACGAGCTACCCCGGTGGCGGAGTGTCAATACTACCCCTCACCGACCGAGGCGTCATGCGCGTTGCGGCCTGGTGGCCCTACGCGCCAGCACTGCAACTCATCCGCATCCATCCGGACGGATCTCGGTACCCGGTCCGCAACGCCTTCTCCCTCGAAACCACGACGGAGACCCGTACCAACTGGGCAACCAACCCGTCCATGGAGCAGGGACTCAACGGCTACGTACCCGACGCCGGCAACCCTACGCTGGAACGCGTGGTGCCGGGAGTGGTTGAGGGCGACAGCTACCTTCGAGCCACGGTCGCGGCCGCCGGTAACGACGGAGTCACCGTACCCAACTCCCTCCCGGGTGGCCTGGAAGTCACAATAGGCTTCGATCTCTTCCTTCCGGACCCCGCCACCTCTTTTACCGTCCGACTCAACTGGGTAGATGTAGAGGGATTGGCTCTTGCGCCCGTTAGCGTCCAACTGAGCGCTAACGATATCAACCGGTCTGTGGGGCAGTTCAACCGCCAGGTTGCCCACCTGCAGACCCCAAGCGGAGGATTCTCCGCAACGGTAACTCTCATTGCCGGCGGCATCGCAGCGAGCAGTTACATCGCGCTCGACAAAATCACCGCGGAGCAGGGGCAGACAAGCGGCACCTACTTTGACGGTGACACTCCCGGAGCGACGTGGTTGGGTCTAGAGGACTTCTCGGCCTCCGCCCTTGCACCAGTGATAACCGTAGACGATGGGGAATGCCCGTTCGACGTCTCGGTAACCTACGAGCTCTCGAATCCCGCCCCTGCCGGCGGTACGATGTCGTCCGCTCCGAGTGTCCTGTACTCGGACGACACGACGTGGCTGACGCATCCCAGCGATTCGACGAATCCGATTCGGGTTATCGTTGACTCCGTTCCGGTGCTAACTCGCAAGGCGAGACAAGGGGTTTTCGAACCAATCGGCACCGAGTTCCCGGTAGTCGTATCCGAGCGAACTCGAAGCTCATACTCGGGAGAAATTGATTTCTGGGTAGTCACTCGCGAGGAGCGAACTCGGTTGCGCGACCTCTTCGAGGACATGCAGCCCGTATTGCTGCGGGCCCCGGCGGATTATGGCTACGACGATAACATGTGGCTGTCCCTCGGCGATCTACGCGAGGACCCCAAGAACAGAATCGCCCAACAGGGCACGCGCATGATCTCGGCACCCTTCCGCCAGGTCGCGCCGCCCGATGAACTAACCCTGTAGGGGGACATACGATGTGGCCACTATCGACCCCCGCCCTGGTAGCCCTTGGCCAGTCGCACTCCGTTGCGTCTAGGGTTACCATCTACGGGCCCACCTACGGATCCCGCACCCTCCCGATCTCCGGTGGCACCATCACCGTGGATTCGAACAGCATGGTCCGCCGCACCGGCACCATCACGGTGGACCCGCGGCTATGGCCGAAATCTCCGACCGATCTTCTGGCGCCCTATGGCTCCGTCGTCCAGGTAGAGCGCGGCGTTGTCATCCCGGGCGTAAAGGAGCCTGAGTGGGTACCGGTGGGCCTGTTCTCCCTCGATGAGTCCTCCCGCACCCGCGACGCCGGCTCCCGCTCAGAGGTCAGCGTCAAGCTGGTCGATGCCGCGGCCCGCGTGGCTGACGACCGCTTCGACGCACCCGTACAGACAACCCGGGGAGCTACTGCCCAGTCCGAGATAATCCGCCTCGTGCGGGAGACTCTCGGCCTGAGCTACCCCGTGATCGATCTAACAACCTCCTCGACCCCCGCCGCCGTCATCGAGATCGACCGCGAGCGGTGGAAGGACGGCATCGAGAAGCTCGCCGACTCGATCGCCGCGGAGGTGTTCTTCGACCCTCAGGGAGTCCTCGTCATCCGGCCACAGCCCACTCTGGGCTCTGACTACGTATGGCAGGTCAAGACGGGCCCGGGTGGCAACATGCTCACCCGCAAGGACGTCATGACCCGCGACAAGGTGTTCAACCGGTTCGTTGCCTCTGGGCAGCGTAGCGACGGAACGCCCCCGGTCCGCGGCGTGGCGATCGACAGCGACCCGAACAGTGCCACTCGCTACGGCGGCCCGTTCGGCAAGAAGCCTCGGTTTTACTCCTCGGCACTCCTCACCACTGTGGCGCAGTGCGAAGAGACCGCGGCCGCCTACCTCGCACGGATCAAGGGCATCGCTGCTCAGGTAGACCTGGACGCGATTGTCAACCCCGCTCTCGACGTGGGGGACGTTATCCTGGTCGTGGACGACGGAGTCATCACTCGGCACATCATCGATCGGCTGACCATCCCTCTCGGCGCGGATGGCGTGCAGCAGATCACCACCCGTTCCGACGACCTCCCCGCGGAGTCCTGATGAAGACGCGTGAAGCAGTCCCCGAGTTACTCAACCGCCGGCTCGCCGGCCTGCAGAAGATGGGCGTGGTTACCGCCACCACCGTCTCAGGCTACGATGGTCGTGTAGCGGTCACGGTGGACGGCTCCAGCATGAACCTCGCTCGCTTAGCCAACTACACTCCCGTCGTCAATGACGTCGTCATCATTCTAGCGCTCATTCCCGGATCCTGGATTGTTCTAGGTAAGGTCATGGGGCAAGCAATCTGAAGGGCACGAAATGACCTTACGCACTACGAAGGTACATCGTACCCTATCGATCTTGATATACGCTTTCGTAGCAGGCGCCGGTGCGTCTGCAGTCGCAATTCCCCCCGTCTCCATGAGAGAATCTTCGGCTCACATCATAGTGATTCTCTGGTCCCTCCTCATGTTCGGCGGGGGTCTCGCGGGCCTCTACTCTTCGATTACGGATAACATCCTACCCGAGATGGTGGGCATACCTGCCCTACTAGGCGCCGTGATGGTGTTTCTAATCGTACTCGCATCGAGGATATTCGCAGTCGGGGTTAGGTACTCAGGGGGCTCTGTTGTACTCACACTATTGCTGCTCTCCTTCTCTGGGCTACTGTTATTGCGTTTCTTCGAGCTGCGAAGTTTGACTAACGCAGTGGGAAGAAGGAAGTAATGGACGATCTCATTCCCGCAATCACCGGGGGCGGAGTCGTTGGGGCAATAGCCGCGGTAATCTTGGGAATAATAAAGGCCGTTGACGTATACCGTAAGACCGGCCACACTAAAGAGACCGACATACTAGCCCAGCTCACGAACCAAACCGTATCGGCGTACGATCGCAACAAAGAGTTAGAAGCGCGCCTAGACAAGTTGCGCGAACGGTTCGATGACGCAGTAGACCAAAACGGAAGACTCCGTCACCTCCTCTACGTCAATCGCATCGAGATCCCTCCCGAACTTGGGGACACACCATGAGCACCACCGAGCCCGCAACCCAAGAGCTGATAGACCGGTACAACAAAGCGGTCAGCGCTCGTAGGCGAGGCAAGTGGTTGAATATTTGCATAGCTGTGTTCGTTGCTATCACCCTCTCCGCTTTCGTCGTCTCCTTCTTTGTAACGCAGGCCGTAAGCGAGGCAACCAGCGCGAACACCGCTGCGTTGTCCTCGCTACGCCAAGATCTCAAGACGGTTTGTCGCCAAGCCGATGCGAACAAGCTCCCGACGCCAGAGCAGGACAAGTGCTTCCGCGCGGAGGCGAATCTCCCTCCCCAATCGGCACCGAGCACCCAGGCCACTCCGAGTCAGCCGGAAGTCAGTAACGATCAGCTCCTCACGCTCATTCGCGGTGTGCTCGCCACCCATCCCCCGCAGGACGGGCACACCCCCACAGCCGAAGAACTTCTGGCCCTCATCCGTCCCTTAATTCCGGCGCCGGTAGCGGGCAAGGATGGGACTCCGGGGGCTACGCCTACAGACGAACAACTTCTCCGATTGATCCGGAGTGTCTATAACGAAAACCCGCCGGCAGACGGTAAGGACGGAGCCCCTGGGGCTACAGGCGCCACTGGCCCCACCGGCCGCGGGATCACATCCCTGACGTTCAAGAGCTCTGGGGGTTCTTGCACTGGTGTGGTGACCTACACCGATGGCGCGCAGGACACATTCCCGGCCGGCGACGCTGCTTGTCCCGGCTCCACTCCGACGACATCCCCCACCGAATAAGAGGCAGCTAATGGCTCGCGGCATAGACATCTACGCAGCGTATCAGAGAGTTACGGATTGGAATGCACTCCGCAACCACGTAAGCTTCATGTACGTTAAGCTCACCGACGGCGGCGGCCGTGCCACTACCGACAGCAGCCACCTCGTCGCTGGCGCGAAGAGCGTCGGGATCCCGGTGGGCGGCTACCACTACGCGCAGTTCTCCCCTTCCCCCGAGGCTCAGGCGAACGTCTTCATCGACTGGGTGAAGCGTACCAGGGCGACCGACCTCGTCCCGATGCTGGACCTTGAGGCGCCCTTTACCCCCAACGGCACCGCTCGGGACTTCGGCATCCGATTCTGTCGTAGAGTGGCCGCTCTCGGGTTCAAGCCGGGCGTCTACATGTCCGACTCCTTCGCCCGCGGCGTCCGCCCGGACCAGTGGGACACGAACCCCGTAATCTGGATTGCGCGCTACGGCGCCAAGCCGGCTTACGGCGGCCGGTACGACATCCACCAGTACAGTAGCTCCGGGCAGGTTCCGGGTATTGCTGCGAGCGGTGTGGACATGAACGAGTCGTACACAAACAATCACTTCCTCAAAGCTGGAGATGCAGACATGCCCCTGAACAACGACGACAAGGCTTCGATCGATGCCATTGTCCGCGAGGCTATCTACGGGCGTAGTGGCTCGTGGTACAACCCCCGCTTCCGCAACAACGAGAACTATGCTCAGGTCATTCACGCAATTGCCGCTGACGCTGCCGCCACTCGTCAGCTCATGCTGACTAGCTCTTCGGCTTCCGCTCAGGAGATCGCCGAAGCCCTTAAGCCGGGTCTTGCGTCCGCCGTCCTCCCCCTCGTGCAGGACGCGGTTCGTCAGGCGCTGGGTTCGGACAACGCTGCTCAGGCAGACGAGATCTCCAACCGAGTCGTTGACCTCTTGGGTCAGCGGATTGTAAATCCGACTGCATGACGAAAGGGTATACATGCTCGCTCGTTTCCGTAAGGCCGTAGCCGCCGGAGTTGGCGGCCTCACTCCCCCCGCCGTTGTTGGTCTCCTGGATCTCTTCGGAGCGCATATCAACAACGGAACTGCCGCCGTTCTTATCGGCATTCTCTCCCCCATCTTCGCGGTCGGTGCTACCGTCGCCGCGAAGCCCAATGCCGACGGTGCCGTAACTAGGCCCCCCGTCGTCTGATTCACCCGAAGGGGCCGTCACATGTTGGCGGCCCCTTCGACCACCCCCATCTTAGCATTCAATAAAAGGAGTGTGGCCCATGGCGTTACCAGCCGACCTAGGGCAAGTCGACGTCATCGGCACCTACGTAACCTACAACGGCCGACCCGTTACCGGAGTCGTGGAATTCACCGCCGCTACTCGCGTCGTTTCCAGCGCCACCCACACCGCCGTTCTCCCTGAAAAGGTGATCGGCACCCTCGACTCCACTGGCGCCCTCAAAGCCGAAGACGGCACTGCGACGCTCAAGCTCCTGGCCACGGACGACGCAGACGGCACTCCTGTCGGCTGGACCTGGGTGGTCACCGAGAAGTTCACCAACGCCACGGGTCGCGCTCCGTTCAATCTTGCCACCCCCCTCGCGAGCTCGCCGGTAGACCTCCCCTCCGCAGCTCCCGATACTCCCGCCGTCGTACCCGGCATCACGGCAGTCACCCGTGTCAACAACAAGCTCCCGAACGCCAGCGGATTCGTCACTCTGGTCCCCTCGGATATCGCCAGCACCTTCCCCTCCAGCCCTCATACGCACCCGACCTCGGATGTTACGGGCCTCTCCGCGGCTCTCAGCGCTAAGGAAACCGCTGGCGCAGCCTCGGCCGCCGTGTCCGCCCACGAAGCAGCCGGCGATCCGCACCCGCAGTACAACACCACGGCCGAGGGCGACGCTCGCTACTCCCCCATCGCGCACTCGCACCCAATCGCGGGCGTGACGGGCCTCCAGGCAGCTCTGGACAGCAAGGAAGCATCCGGCGCCGCAAGCTCCGCTCTCTCCGCCCACCTGGCCACCTCAGACCCCCACCCGCAGTACCTCACCGCGACGGAGACAAACGGCCTCTACGCCCCGGTCGCCCACTCGCACAACTCGGCGGACATCTTCGGGACCCCCCACACTGCGCAGTTCTTCAGCACGGGGGTGGCCGCGGTAAAGACTGGCACCTTCCCCTGGTACAACGACACCGGCCGAACGCTGGTGATCAAGTCGGTCCGCGCCTCGGTGGGCATCGCACCCAGCGGGTCATCCCTCACGATCACGGTCGCGAAGAACGGCGCCACGCTCTCCGGAGTAAACGCCTCGATCAGTGCTAACACCCGCACCGCGAAGCAGACCGTCGCGGATGTGCCGGTTGCGGATGGCGACTACCTCACGATCAACATCACGGCAATCGGCTCCACCACCCCCGGCACCGATCTCGCTGTTCAGATTACTTTGGCAGGTGCGTAATGGCGTCGGTGGTCGGCACTACCCCCACAACCCAGGTCACGACCGCCGTCACCACCACGGGGACCGCCCTTACGCTCGCGAAGCCCACGGCCCTCGCGGATGGGCACTACATGGTGGCGGTTGTCAACAACTCGAACAGCGCGCAGACTTTCACCGCCCCGTTCGGATGGACCGAGCTCGCCCACCTCGACCTCGGACGAAACTTCCGGATCTTCGGTAGGTACGTCCTCACCGCGGCGGACGAGGTTGCGACAAGCTACACCTTCACCGCCAGCGTGGGGGGCCGGAATGCCGGCGTCCTGTTCCTGGTGTCCGGCGTCAGCTCGGCTAATCCGTTAGACGTGGCCTCGTACTCTACGACGACTACAGCCGCTACGGGTCTCCAGGTTCCCTCTCAGACCCCCACCGCCGGCAACGACGTCCTCGTCTACGCCGCGGTGGCGTTCCACAACGCTGGAGCGGTCACGTTCACGGCGCCCGCCGGCATGACCCTTGCCGCTCAGGTGGCAACCGCCACTACCGGCAGCACGTCCAGCATTGCGGTGGCCACGCAGGGCCTCAATACCCCGCCGGCCGCGACAGGCGTCAAGGAGTCCACCGCCACGCCGGCAGCTTCCGGCGGCCAGACGGCTTTCATGATCACGCTACGGGACGGCTCCTACACTCCGCCGCCTCCCGAGGTGCACGCGCTGATCCTCGGAGCTCCGGCTCCGAACACCTTTCGAGGAAGCGCGCACATCACCAACGCCACCAGCGCAGCGATCGTGGTATCAACGAGTGCCGATCTGTCGTCCCCGACCACGGGCCCGACGGCCACCGTCGACTCCCGCGGGTACGCGCAGATGACGGCCCCGACGTCCCTCCTCCCAAACACCTCGTACTACTGGGGTGTCAAGCTGGACACGACCGTGATGACCTCTCTCATCGGCACGGTTCGTACACTGCCGGCCGAGGGTGCCGCATCGTCATTCTCGTTCCTCGCGGCGAGCTGCGCACGGACGAACTCCAACCAACCCGTCTTCGACTCGATGCGCCAGCGCACGGGCGTCACGGGCAGCCGCGCAGCGTTCTACGCCATGCTCGGGGACATGCATTACGGGGACCTTGCCGACAACGGCAACGCTACGCTTGACGCTAACTACAGTCTGTACCAGACCTCCGTGTTCGGACAGCCTCGTCAGGCTCAGTTCTACCGGGAAATCCCCCTCGTCTACATGCCGTCGGATCACGACTTCGGTGGCTCCAACGCAGACAAGAACAATCCCAACGGGCCGTTCTTCCAGCAAGCGTACCGCGGAATCTTCCCGCACTACGACCTAGTCCCAGACACCAACGGAGACGGAGCCGGCGTTTACCACAGCTTCGGAGTGGGCCGAGTTCTGTTCATCGTCACCGACGGCCGAAGCTACATGTCTAGTCCGCTAGACACCGACGGTCCGGCCAAGACAAAGCTCGGAGCTACGCAGAAGCAGTGGCTCAAGGATCAACTAGTGCGTACCGACTACCCCGTGAAAATCTGGTTCCACGAGGATGGTTGGAATAACGCCAGCACCTGGGAGCCGGCCACGCCGACTAACAGCGCCGCGGATGACACCTGGTCTGGGTACAACACCGAGCGGTTCGAGATCGGTAACTTCATCCAGGAAAATGGCGTCAACATGTGGTACGTGCATGGTGATTTCCATGCACTCGCCGCGGACACGGGTGTAAACAACATCTGGGGCGGATTCCCGCTCGTGTGCTGCAGTCCGATCGACCAGACCACCTACGCCGGCAACGGCGTGTGGTCCGAAGGATACTACCCGAACCCCTCATCGAGCACGACGTTCACCCAGCAGTACGGGTGGTTCGACGTCATCGACA